AATATATTTTTAAAGATGGATATAGAAGGTTCTGAATTTAATTGGATTGATTGTATTACAAATGAAGAGATGTCTAAGTTTGCTCAGATAGTTATAGAGATTCATTGGCCATTTGATATATATAGAAGTAATATGTTACGTAAATTAAATAAAACTCACTATCTTATTCATTTACATGGAAATAATTATTGTGACAGGGATATACCAAAAAATATGCCGTCTGGTAGAACGGAGGATGGTACTGTTAACGTTAAGAATCTACGTTTACCTGAAGTATTTGAGGCAACATATATTAGGAAAGATCTAGTAACAAGTGATGTAATACCAATCGAAATACAATTCCCTACAACCCTTGATTATCCAAATAACCCAAACGCAAAAGATATTTCTTTTTCTATACCTCTCGATTCTTATACACCATAATCGCAAAAAACAGGTTCTGTTCCTGTTTCACTCATAGACGGACGTTGTTTACCAACACGAATCGATGTAGCATACCAATTTGAAGAAGGTTGAAGGCGTTTCCATATTTGGTCAATAGCATATATCCAATGTTGGCCAGTTGATTCAAGAAGAGGAATTGCTTCCTCTAACAAGTTTATTAATACATTGTAAAATTTGGAATGAACAATATAAGCAGATGTTGTTTGTGCTTCTAGAACTTTATTTACTAAACTTGAATGAGAGGGCTCGTACCTTTGAAGGCTATAACCAAGCATTATCACATCATAAGACGGCACATCATTCATGATATCACGTATATATTGGTGGAATGTATCTTTATCAATTAGAAATTCAAAATCATCTTCAAATATAAGAACATTATTATATCCTCGATTACGTGCTTCAGTAAGGATAGCTAAATGTGAATACCCGCATCCCACGCTACCTGGACATGTTCGTATAGCAGAAAATCGTTCAAAAGGCAATCCTATTCTTGTTAACTCTTCTTCTATTTCTTCTCTTCTATCGGTGCGATGGTCAAGATTAATATAAAAAATACCATCTACAAACGATGTGGATGTATTCATTTATTAGTATATATTAAAATTAGCTTTAGATGGAAGGGCTTAAGATATATGTATTCTATATAACAGATGTCAAAAATTGTTATTCTTTATCCAAAAAAGGCAAATGTGCATGGTCTTCAACAAGATGCTATGCTTTTAGAGGATTGTTTAGGTCTACCTGTTCGCCATGCAGATCCTCTTGAACCACCTATGGCATGTGATATTGCATTTCATTTAGAAGTACCTATATATGGCTGGATGCCATGGGCTACTACGAATATTTTTGTTATCAATTGTGAATGGTGGGAAGAGGCATGGAATCCCTATTTGAAAAGAGTGAATATTCTTATTTTTAAATCAGAAAGTGATCGGGGGCGATTTTTACATTTATATGAACACTGTATAGCACCTTCTGTAACAATTATAACTATTCCATGGACATCTCCTGTAAAGCCAACAGATTTCACACGATTCCCTAGTCCTACAGAAAAGGGATGCCTTTGGATGTTAGGTGCATCTGTTCATAAAAGAGAAGCAGCGAGTAAAATTATCCCTCTTTGGAAAGAATCATGGCCCACACTCAATGTATATACAAAAGATGAATTGAATATAAATCTTCCTCTTAATGTAAAAGTGTTTGTAACAGATATTGAAAAAGATTCAGAGCGTAGGAACCTTCAAAGTAAATACCCTTGCCATCTTATTTTTAGTTCTTCAGAATCGCTTAGTCTTGTTGCTCACGAGGGACGTACTGCTGGTGCCTTTCTTTTAGGAAATGCACTTCCTTGTTATAAAGAATCATTTACAGGTGATATTGGATGTTTTTTAACAAATGTGACACTTACCTTACATAAGGCAGGAATGAAGGATATGTTTGAAGGAATTGAATCACAATTGGAAGAGGGTATTCGCGCATATATAAAAGCGGATGAAAAACGCCATCTTATTCGAAAAACACAACAAGAAGCATCTGTAAGGAGATTGCGTGCCTTTCGTGATGGTATTCAAAAACTTAAGAGCTTATGTAGTATAAAGCCTATACCACAATTACCTCCCTGTACTGAAAATCTTCCATCTATAAGTGTTATAACGCTTTTATATAATCGCAGAAAATTCGTCGATTTATGTCTTCATAATTTATTAACAACTGATTATCCAAAAGATAAGATTGAATGGGTTGTTGTAGAAGATTCTGATATTCAAGAAGAACAAGCATCAGATAAAGTTATTAAATTTGGAAGGCAAGCTGCTCCTATGAGTGTTAGTTATATTCCTTTACAGAAGAAAACAAGTATAGGTGAGAAACGAAATTTGGGTATACAACGTGCCGAACATAATATCATATTAATGATGGATGATGATGACCATTACCCAGTCACAAGTTTCAGGCGACGCGTATCTTGGTTATTAGAACACCCATGGGAGCCAAATGCTTGTGTATGTACAACAATTGCATGTTATGATTTAGTAAAGGGAATAAGTGCTGTTAATTCACCTCCCCTACATCTTCCTCTCAAACAACGTGTATCAGAAGCAACGCTTACATTTAAAAAATCATGGTGGGAGACACAGAAGTTTCTAGAAGAGGAGATGAGTGAAGGAGAAGGTTTTTTAAATGGGAGAGAGGATGAAGTATTAGAACTACCTCCTCAGCAAATTATTGTGGCAATGTCACATGGAAAAAATGCGTCATCTCGTCGTATTCCAGAAGGAAAACCATCATGTTTTTGGGGGTTTCCACCCGAGTTTCTAAAGTTCTTACATGGATTGGTAGGCGTTGAGATTGATTCGAATGAGACAAATGAGGCAAATGAGGCAAATGACACACATGACACACATGACTTAGACTAACTACTACAGTTTGTGCATACGTCGTTTCCAACATCAAGTGATTCTAAGTTTTCACGTAACTTTTTTCTTTCTTCTATTTTTTTAGCGGAAATGGCTATTAAACGAGCTGTTTCTTCATTCTCATCTTCACTTGATATATAAGCATCGTCATCTTCCATTACAGCAGGTCCACCTGTAGATATAGCAGCTATAAGACGAGGATCCACTGTAAATTGCTGTGCTGCTGTTTGGGCTTTTGTGCGCAAATAATAGCAACCTGTTTTTAATCCAGCCTTCCATCCGTAAAAGTGCATACTTGTTAAATTCGCATATGTAGGTTTTTCAATAAATAAATTCAAACTCTGTGATTGGTCAATGAATGCGCCTCTTGACGCTGCCATATCGATTAATGTTTTCTGGCTAATTTCCCATACAGTCTTATATCGGGATTGAATATCTGCAGGAATATCTGGAATATTTTGAATACTACCATATCGTGCTACAATTTGAGTTTTAATAGTATCAGACCAAATACCAAGGTCAATTAATTCTTTCAATAGATGTTTATTAATAACAGGATACTCGCCAGCAAGGACACGGCGTGAATACATATTAGATGTAACAGGCTCAAAACACTCTGTATTTCCAAGGATTTGAGCTGTGCTAGCAGTAGGCATAGGCGCAACAAGAAGAGAATTACGGAGACCCTTTTCTACAACATTTGAACGAAGGGTTGCCCAATCAAGGGTCCCATCTGTTTGTGTCAAAGGAGTCACTTTCCATAAATCAGGTTGAAGGAGACCATGTGAGGCAGGCGAACCCTTAAATGTGCTATATGCGCCTTCTACACCTGCTAATTTACAAGATTCATCTACAGCATAGAAATACATATGTTCAAATATTCGTTGATTTAGCTCTAATGCTTCTGGGCTCTCCCAACTTAGTTTCAATACAGCAAACACATCTGCTAAACCCTGAACACCAAGTCCCACAGGTCGATGGCGCATATTACTTCTCTCCGTTTTAGGAGTAGGATAATAATTAACATCTATAACACGATTTAAATTGCGAACAGCCACACGTACAGTTTGTTCAAAGGTGGAATAATCAAATGAACCGTTTTTTACAAAGGCAGGAAGAGAAAGGGATGCCAAGTTACACACCGCGGTTTCATCTGGAGAAGAATACTCTAAAATTTCCGTGCAGAGATTACTACTTCTAATAGTTCCCAGATTCTTTTGATTTGATTTTTCATTCGCAGCATCTTTGTATAAGAGATATGGAGTGCCAGTTTCCATCTGAGTATCAAGGATTTGAAACCAGAGTTTCTGAGCACTTACCTTCTTTCTAGCCCTCCCTTCTGACTCATATTTTTCATAGAGCAGTTCGTATTCCTTTCCATATACATCTGCAAGACCAGGTGCTTCGCTAGGACAGAAGAGAGACCATTCAACATTTGCCTCGACACGTTTCATGAACAAATCAGGAATCCACAAAGCATAAAATAAATCACGTGCTCTTTCCTTTTCAAGTCCATTGTTTAATTTTAAACGAAGTACATCTTCTATATCAGCATGGTCAGGACTTAGATATATGGCAAAACTTCCATTTCTACGCCCACCTTGATTTACATAACAGGCAGTGGAATCAAATACTCGTAACATAGGAATAAGACCATCACTAATACCATTTGTGCCCATAATGGCCGAACCTTTGGCACGAATGGTATGACAGGATAAACCTATTCCACCAGCATGTTTACTAATCATAGCACACTCCTTCAATGTATCATAAATACCGGCAATACTATCCTCGGCCATGGTAAGGAGAAAGCAGGACGAAAGTTGTTGACGAGGTGTTCCAGCTGAGAAAAGAGTTGGTGTAGCATGTGTGAATCGTTTCAAACTTAACATATTGTATGTTTCAATAACTCTTTCCAAATTCTCCCCCCAAAGGCAAAGGGCTACACGCATCCACATATGTTGGGGTCTTTCACGTATAATTAAATCAGAATCTTTGAGTAAATAACTCTTCTCTAATGTTTTGAATCCGAAGAAATCAAACAAATAATCCCTGTCAGGTACGATAGCAGCATCAAGAATAGATGCCTTTTGGGTATCAGAACAAATGCGAACGACTTCCTCGCTTACATATGAAACAGGTTCATTCCCCCTTTTTGGGTTTACTTGAGAAGAAAGACGAAGCATGACTTTTGAAAAGCTTGCGTCGGTCTTTTTATGATGATTACTGATAGCAATCCTAGAAGCCAGGACACCCCAGTCGGGATGATTTGAGGAAAGGGAAGATGCTGTTTGAGATGCAAGCTCATCTAACTCCGTTGTTGTAACACCGTCATAAATACCTGATAAAACCCGTTGGGCAAGAGCATCCGAATTTACACGAAGGTCACGTGATGCTTTTCTAATACGACCAAGGACCTTATCAAAACTTACAGGTTCAGTAGTTCCATTTCTCTTTTTAACGCGCATACTATAGGCCATTGTGATAAAGATTGCCTTTCGGAAACGCGGAAGAAATATCAATTTTTAACACGTTTGTTACGCGTATGACGTTTATATATGCGCCGCATAGCATGTGTTCGGCGTGTGTTACGTTTACCTCCTTCCTTCGGTTCAAGTATATTCATTATTTTGTTAATTTCATTATGTCGATTTGATGCGTTGCTATCATCTATTTCCCGTGGTTTTCCGAGAAGGGCATAGTGTCCTTCGCCTATATCGTTATATAGAACATCGTGGCGAATATCATCTAAAAATAAAATACGTTCCTTAAAGCTATGGTCATATGTATCATTTATTTCCGCCATACGTTTATTGATATGTTCCTCAAATGTTGATACGTCATTCTTCATATGTATTGTAGAATATATGTCTTTGATACGTTCTGCAGATTTCGATGGGAACGGTTCTTCGTTTGGGTTTTTAACAAAAACATAATCATCGAATGGATTTTCATTATGAACAGCGTCAGCAATGGCAGTTACAGCCTTTGCAATATAGTTTTTATCGGTATTATATGTATATAATAAAATACAGTCAACCGTAGAACCCTTTTTTTCAAGTGCCTTTTGTAGAACAACTATTGTATCATCTAATAACTGAGGCTTATTCTCTACATTTGTTACAAGGGTATCATCTAAATCAAATACTACAATCCACCCCTCTTTCATCTATATTATACTTTATCTTTTACGGTGAGTCCTTTCATCATAAGTGTATCTTTTGTAACAATACGGCTGCTAATACACATAGATTCCATTTCTTGAATTAATAATTTATATGCGTATGGAATCTCAATATGAGCAAAATCAGTTGAGTTCCCACACCCACGACAATTCCAAATACTATTTGTAGGGTTAACGAGTGAAAGAAGACCACATGAATTACAAGAATAGCATCTGAAAGCATCGGAGCATTCCATAAACCTCTCCTTTGTAAATTCAGCCATACCATGGGCAATAACACAATCGCGTTCCATCTCTC